CGTATTTTTAGCCTTTTAACGTCTTACTAAGGACTAAATTTTATCTTCATCAAAATAAGGCACTAGAACACACCTACAGTTAGGATGCCTAGGTAATGTTGGTGCTTTGTCAATATCGTAAATATTGCCAGCACAATCTGCACATTGTTCACTTGTTCTTTCATCAAGCGTTACAACGTCTTTCAGTTGCTTAACTACTTTGCTTTTCTTGTAGTTTTGCAATTTAATATCGTTTAAATGGTGCATTGTTTCCGTTCTAACTAACCTCATTGTGTCGTTTAAATTAGAGTTCATACGGTTTCTTAACTGCAAAGTCATTTGAGTAATACTCTTACCTGTTGTTAATCCACGTTCTAATATCTCAGACAATTCTTTGATTAATTTAGCGTTGTTATTTCCTAATCGTCCTCTGAATGTAACGCCTTTGTATTTAGACTTCATCAACTTTTTAACGATATTAGCGTCATTTGTTAGTTTAATTCCTAACTCTGTTGAAGTGTTGATAATAGTAGAGTTAATAGCATTTTCTAACGTTTCTGTGTAAGTCTTTTCTACTACTTGTCCCAACTTCGCTAACTCTTTTATGTAGTATTCTTCCAACTGTCTTAAATGTTTAAGTTGGTAAGCTCTACTTCTTGTTAAGCCTTTAAGTTCTATTTCTTCGCTTAAAGCTAACAATTCATCAACTATATTTCTTGTTACTCGGTCATAGACTTCTATTATTTCAGCATACGTTTCTTCGGCTTCATTAAACACTTGCCATTGATTATTCGCTACTCGCTTTTCAAAATAACTAAGCTTCGCCATCTTCATCATCTATCTTTCTTGTTATTCTTTGTTGAATATTGTCAATTTCACTTTCATTCTGAATATCTAGCTTTTCTTTTTCCTGTTGATAATTAGTTACCCACGGATGATTGGCTATGATAGTTTCATCTGAAATAAGTCCTTTAGATTTTAAGCAATTTTCTATAATTTCAGTTTCGTTAGTTGCCATATCATGTGAGAAAATAATTTCAACTTCTGGGTCAATAGAAATATTTAAGAAATCATTGACAAACATTAGTAACTTATCAAAGCCTTTAGAAAACTCTTGTTCAAACTTATCTGATTTTAATTCCAAACCGCTGAATAAGAATTTAAGTGCTACACCACTAGGAGCATTACCAAACTTGTCAATATCTTTATTAACCGACTGTGAATACTCTTGAATATCACGTTTTAATTGTTCTGAATGGTCTTTAATTGCTGTTATATCCATTTCAGGAGTTAAGGCGTCTACATCTGACTTATAATCCCCCTCATCAGCATCAAGCGTGATAATACGTTCTTCATTTATCATTTTTCTTAATTTGATATAATTTTCATTATCTCCGCTATATCCTTTTAAGACGTAGATGATATTCTTAACTTCTTGAATGTAGTTAGCAGCTTCTGAACGTGTTAAGTCGTAGTTATCAATTAAAGATTTAACAAATTTCAAGTCGCATAACTCTCTGTAATTGTTCTTAAAAGGTATAAATGGCAATCCGCTTGCCCAATAATAAGGTTGGTTATCAATCCTCAACGGATAGTTAACATCTCCTAATAACATTATTTCACTATTGGTATTGTCCATTCTGTAGTGAGTTATCTTTCCGTCATTCGTCCACGCTTCTATATGCTCAAAGGTTTTCATTTCATTAAAAGTCCATATCTTCTCGGGATATATTCTGATAAATGAGTTTAACTTCTCATGTGTTGCGTCTTCCCAAATAGGGATACATTGTTCTGACGGTATTACCATTAGTTTGAAATTGTTCTGTTCATCAACGTAAGGATGTAGCCATGCAATACCTTTGTTTGAAGCCTCGTAAGCTAACATCTCTAATTTATTTTGGAAGTCTTTTCCTAACAATTCAGTAATACGCTCGATATAATCTGTATCTTGACCTTTGATAGTAGCATCTTTACTAAATGAAAAAGCAACCTTTTCATCAATGATGTTTTTGTAGGTTGCGTGAATTAGTCTGTTATCTGCTTTCTTTTGGTCTTTGTAGTTTGTTTTAATTTCTAAATAATCGTGGTCCACATCATAGTATTTTTGACCTAAGTGCATCCACTTATATTTATTACTTTTCTTAAATTCGTTAATGTAATATTTAATCTTGTTTGTATCTAGGGTAGTTTCATCACTACCGAATAAAAAACTCATTATTAGCCTCCTTTTCTGCCATAGTCCCATATTAGAATTTCATACCTCCTACATTGAAATTGTTCTTCAAGTCTGTTACTTCATAGTTATCTAATCCATACCAAATAGCTGATAATGTATGTGGGTCGATATTGAACTCATCTTCTATTATTTCTCCGTCCTTATCGACTTTAAAAGTTAAGTCCATTAATTCCCTTATCGTGTTTTGGCACTCATTTGAAATATATATGTTTCTGAAGCGTTTAACCTTTTTAGTGTAAGTATTTCTTGAACCTTTAAACTTCCTACAGGCTTTCATATTAAATCCTTGTTGCTTGTAGTACCTTATAGCTTTAGGCTCTGCACAATCCGCCTTGATAAGTTCTTTCTTCAGATGATTAATATCGTTTGCTATTTCCTCATCTGTCTTATCTCTTGTGTAGTATTCTGAGTAGATGTACAATTCTCGTTTGTCATGGTCTACTACCATTCTTACCAATGCGTTATAAGATGTTACAAAACCAAAGTCTAAACCGTTGAAATATTTAGGTGTCTTAATTTTGTTAATACACTCTGCCATTTCTTCAGCTTGCATGATTTTAGCTTGCGGAAATACTTTTTTACCGTTCGTTCCAAACTTACCTAACAACGCTACTCTGTATAAGTCAATGTCATAGTCTTTCATTGCTTCCAACTGTTCGATATAAGTCGCAGGAGAAAAAGCATTGTCATAGCAAACGCTGTGATGATAATACTTATTGTCAATCTTGATTGTTCTTTTGTCGTACAACTCTACATCATTCAGTTTAATTACAGGCGTTAATGTTTCTGGGTCTTTATCAATGAAGAAATGCTTGTATATCCAATTAGATTTACTTACAGGGTTACTTGTATAAATAATATGGTTTGAGTGGTTAGGGTGTCTTAAACGCCCTATTAATTCTTTAATACTTCCGTAGTTGACTTCAGAACATTCCTCAACCCAAATAATTGATACAGCGTTTATAGATTTTAGCTTTTCTGAATTATCACAGCCTTTAAAGATTATTTCGCTTCCGTTAGCAAACTTAATATTTAATGGAGATAATCTTGTAGTGTAGTGTTTATCTTTCTTTAAACCTAAACTTTCACACACTTCTAAAAGTAAATCATAACAACTGTATCTTATTGTGTCGTAAACTTGTCTAACTACTAAAATCTTTCTTTTAGGCTCTTGTATTGCTTTAGTAACTAACTTGATAGCTGTATTGTAAGACTTACTACTTCCATATCCTCCAACAACAATATAATAGTAATGTTCCCAGTCTTGAATGTAATCTATAAAATGCTGGTTTACACTTACATCAACTTTCATTTCTTGTTACTCCGTTAAAGTGGATAGTAATACTAGAATCTGTCGTATTCGTCTGATCACTCTCTCTAGCCTGATGAATTTTATTTAGGATATCTGCAGCTTTAATTCTGTCTTTTGCGCTAACTGAAATATTAGTGATCTCTTGAAATCCCTGACCACGTCCGATTAGCGTTTGTTCTCGTTGTTCTCCTCTCATTACCGAGGTTAAATATTCAAGCACTTCTTGTTGTGTTGCTGTTTTTTCTGATTCTATCTCCTTGAGTCGTTTGTCTATGTATTTTTTAATGTCAAGTTTTGACAAGTTTTCTGAACCTATTCTATTGGCTGTTTTTTTGCTATATCCAGCTTCAATAGCTGCTTTGGCCATGAGAACCATGACCCCACCTTCTTCTCGGTAGAGCGGTTCGCCAGGTAAAGCCTGACAGGAAATAATTAGTTTTCCTTTTAATCGTTCAATCGTTGGATGCATTGTGCTCACTATCCTTTCACCGCCCCGACCGTAATACCTTGGGCAAAGAAGCTTTGGAACATCAGGAAGACA